CTACCTGGGCAGTTATGGCGACCCGGAAGGGGCTCGAACCCTCGACCTCCAGCGTGACAGGCTGGCATTCTAACCAATCTGAACTACCGGGCCGTGTGTGGTGGGCACAACTGGGCTCGAACCAGTGACCCCCTGCTTGTAAGGCAGGTGCTCTCCCAACTGTACAAACCTTATTAATAATAGCATTAATTTAGTATATGCCTACCACTTTCTTTGTGTTTCAACATAGTATAGTATAAAGGAGTTATGGTTAAAAATCAAGTGGTACATTAGAACAATGAAACTAACTTAATTGTATGAACATCAAATATTTCCGCATCTTCGGTATATGTGCCTTTAATATCCACATATTTATTCTTATGGGCGTTATCACTACTTACTTCAAGTGTAATACTATGAATATCTTGTTCAACTACTGAAACATATTCTGTACCTGTGCCATCTTGATTGGTGATTGTCCATTCTACACCTTTTGTTTCATCCTCAATGCCATTTATTAACACCTTAGCATAAATTGTATCAGTAAAGCCCAAATATATTTCAATGACACCATATACGTCTACCTCAATATCTTCACTTACAACTGTAACTTCTAATTCATCAACAATATTAGTGCCTTCAACTCTTGCATATATTGTGATAACTTCTCCGCTAGTATGAGAGTGTAAATTACCATCTTCATCAATTATGGAATTGGCTTCTGGATTTAGTGACCATACAATATTACTAATATCATGCTCAATATCATTATAATCATATACCTTGGCTACATACGAATAATCCGAATCTGGCTCTAATTCCGTTTCTCCTTCAATTACAATATACCAACCACTGTCAATATCTCCTGCTAATGGACAACTATATTCAATCTGTTCCACAACTTGTATTCTTGAACAATGTAAATTTAATAATCCTGTTTCTGTGGGATCTATTCCTATAATTTCATATGCCTTATTCCATTTAGCAAAATCATCATTAATTTTTATCTGTCTTGTAATATCATTATCCTGCATAGTTAAAATTATTTCATCCTGTGGTACTGTTAAATATTTATTAGAAGTAATGCCAATAGCACTACCATAAGCAATTACAGGAATACAAACAGGATTACCATTTATCTCAAACCCTATTATATGGTTGCATGCCCTCATTACGCCTTTATATTTATTGTACCGTTTCCCATTTACTTCTGAAACAATTAGCCAATACAAGTCATTATATTCAATTCTATCACCTTGTTTTATATTTTCTAAAGTGGAAATATTTTTATCATCATGACTTGAACTATTACTAAAAGAAGTATTTGTGATTACTGCTCTTTTGGGAATACCATTAATTGTTATATCAGTACCGATATTATCTAATAAATAAAGAAAATCTTTATCATCATTCATGGAAAAATGGTTAAACAAATAATCAACCTCCTTTACCTTGTTTTTTGACATCAGTGACCTAAAAGTAAGAAAATATAAAAATGCCCTCTAATCCAGTAATATCAATGGTTTGAAGGGTATTTAAAAAATACTAATAAGAAAAATGCCCTTAATCCCTTATATATCAATGGTTACAGGGGTTTGTATATATAATTATCTATATAAAAAACCATGCTAAAATGAAATTAAATTTGATTTTCATATAATTATATGAAGTACCCCTTTATTTTAATTCTAGCCCTCTAAAAAGATAGATAATTACCCATTAAACAACATAAAATAATTACTATCTGACATTTCATCATTAATACTCATTTGTCTTGTTTTTCTTTCTAATTGTTCTATTCTATTTTGGATATTCTCACTAAATTTACTAATAGTAATATCATCCTTTTTATAATTCTTCATAGTGGTAGGATTATTGGCTATGGATTCTAAAATGGAAAGGGCAGTTTTTAAGATATTTCTTTTATTTATAATGGATTGTGGATTGTATTCCCCATCTGGTGACAAGGAGTTTTCCTGCAAATATACTTCTTTTTCTGCTTCAGTTAAAACAATATCTTTTATTTCCATCTGTAGGCGTTCCAAATTAGTCATGGAATAAAACCTCCTTTTCTTTTTAGATATATAGGTTTCCCCTTCCTCCCCCTGATGGGGGCGGGGAAACCTTTTTATAATAATTACCATTTATTAGGTAAAGTGTACGTTTTGCCACACAATAGGTATATATATTTTTTTATTAGTAGGGGAGGGGAAGGGATATTGATAATTACCAGAATCTTACTTGATAATGTTGACTGCCGTTTGGCTTTTAGGTATTCCTTTTTTGATTTTATCAGATTCAACCTTCTAAAATAAAAAAAGAATGTAGTGTTTTCAATGGTTTGAGTGTTGTTTCCCTTTAAAGGGCAGGGTACATATATTATTGGATATTGATAATTTCTATGTGCGTGTAAAATTAAGTATGCTATAACGCATTTTTGACAAATGGGGTATTTAATATTCAATCAATCATCTATATTTATCAATAAATAGTGAATAATATTACATTTATAACCATTTTATACATAGAACAATAGAATTATAGAATAGGATAATCCTTGTAACCCTTATGGTTCTAGGGAAGTAGGAGTTATCCCCAATTATACAAAATAACTATTTTGTTAAATAGGATTAATAAACCAGTGAATTAGGTATATGTAATCAATTTCCAATTATTAGGAAAAAGATGTACAAAATGACACACAATACGTATATATATATATTTTAGTATAACAGGCGAAATATTTGAGTAATATTCCCTTCCCCTATATTCTTCCCATCCCTTCTATCATCCCTACTAATATGATAATCATTATCATTCAGTATTAATTGTACTACCTTCATTTCTAATCTTTTCCATCTCAACCTTAATATCATTGGTATATGGTGAATGACTTAATGCACTCTCAATACTTATTGCACCCATATCCCTCAACTTACTTAGGTTCTCAATAATATCAACTTCATTAATGGGTCTGCTGTACTGGAATACAATAGATAGAGTATCAAATTCATCATCAGTTATTATAATATCTTTATAGGATAATAGTTGACGTATCTTTTCAAACCTATCTTCCATACCTTCTCTAATATTCTTTTCATTAAGTCCTGCCTTAATATCCGCTAAAGAGAATAATAGTTTAATAGATACTTCAGATAGATTACTAACATCTTGACTATTAATACTAACTGCTGGCGTATGGCTAACATCTAGTAACGCCTGTTTAAGAGTTTTAAATAGAGTATCAAATGCACTCTTATCAAATTTATTACTCTTAAAGTCAAAGGTAGCCCCATCATCTAATACAATACCACCACCAATAATATCTTTTGGTAGTCCATCTCCTTTTAGTTGTTGACCTGTTACAACGGGAATACCAGTAACATATTTATCAAATGCTTCAACGCTCTTACTTAATAGTGATTCCATATTATCTAATATAGTAATAATATCCTCTAATTCACTTCTGCCAAAGAAACTATCAACTTCATTTTCATTCCTATAGACAATAGGCAAACCACTTAAAGAATTAAAGGAATTTACTAATTGTATTTGCCCACCTTCATCATTCCATTTATCCACTCTTTCGGGATAATATACGGTATAATAACTAATCCCATCTACAATATAAAATTCAATAAAGGCAATCATATTACCTTCATCATTCAATACTGGATAACTATCGGCAGGGTCTATTAATTTACTCTTAATATTCTTTTTAGAATCTAAATAGGTATATTCATAGGCATTACCATATTTAGCAACATCATTCATTATATCAAAATCAATTTTATTATATTTACCTCTCTTATAAACCCTTTTATATTCATTTACTATATTATCCCCACCAATTAAGGTGACAGGGTGTTGCAATAAATAACTGGTACTAAAATTAAGGGTAGTTTTAGCATATTGAAGAACAATCTTTTTAGGTTCATATGTTTTACCATTCCACATTTCACTTTGTTTATTTAGTATTCTATGGTTTCCTGCAAGGTATTCTTTTATATCAACAATCTTTTGTATTCTTTGTTGGTTACTGATCTTATTAACTTCTTCAATAAACCAATGAGTATCATTATCATGTTTCTTGGCTATATACTCTTGAATATCCAATGCTCAAACCTCCTATACATAGTATTTTCCAACCTTCATACCTTGGATGGCTAATCCTGTAGCAATTACATTATCATCCGTTCTGCCTTCGCCTCTTTTGTTTCCTGTCTTACCGTCTATATCAACAAATATCTGCATTTCTTCAAGGGTTTGTTTACAGTTAATATTAATAAGTCCAGTTTCAAATTGTTCTTTATAATCCGCAACAAGTATTGATTTAGTTGTGTTGGTGGTTAAAAATCCTAATTGGAATTTCTTTTTACCATATTCATTAAAAACCTTTTGTTTATAAAGGTTTAGGTATCCATAATCATTCCTTAACCTTTCCAATAGGGGTAATCCATAAGAGTTCCTTTCCACAACTAAAAAGGCATAATTAAAATACTTACCCAGGGCATCAATTATCTTGGCAAATTTATAAATGGGTATCTTATTATCATAGAAACTACATATTTGCTCACCATCTGCATCAAAAATACTAATAGCGGAATAATCTTTACCGCTACCACTAGAAGTATCAACTCCACCATAGCATCTGACATTTGGTTTTACATTTTTATAAATAAAAAGCCCCCTGTTAAAGTAGGGGGTTAAAACGCTTGGTAACTCTTTTTCCAGTTCTTTTTTACCTAGTGGTGGTAGAAGGTTGTTATACCTCTTAATTATCTTCTGTGTGTCAAATACGCCTGCCTGTGTTGATATAAATGCCTGTTCCGGTGTTGCGGGATATTCCTGATACATTTCATCTTCACTCATATCCTGTCGTTTCCATTCATACCACATTATTTGTCTTAAATTAGCACCTAAATTATATAAATCCTTATGCCAACCGAATAAATCTTTTTTAGATAATCTGTTACCTTTATTAATATTCCTAAACCATTGTTCAGCAATATCATATTCATGTTTGAATTGGGTTTTATTATCTATAAAATTAAAGAAGAATGATTTATACCTTGATTTTCCTTTAGAAGCGTTATTATATAATTCCCAAAAATGGTTTAGTCCATTTGCTGTAGATTCAATTACTATTTTACTGTTAGGATTCTTTGCTAATGCCTGTTCAAGTCCCATTAATCCTTTTGTACTGGCATATTCATTCCAGAACGCTAATTCAGAACAATGGATATATTCAAAAGTAAAACTTCTGCCTAATGGCTTACTCCCTGCAACTTTTACAACTACCCTTGAAACTTCACCGCTAGGGAATTTTAATTTTAGTTCCATCCTATTATTTCTAACCTCTTGAGGTTTATATTCATCTGGAATATGAAAATACATACCTTTTAATCGTTCAAATATCTCCTGCACACTCTCATTATTATAACTTAATATCATACTGGTTGTATTAGGTTGGTTACAAGCCACATAAAGGCAATAGGCAATGCTAAAAGTGGTAAATCCTAACTGTCTGCTCTTTAGGATTATATTGTATTTGTCCATGTTATTATATAAATATTCCTGCTGTTTATTGAATTTAAAAGGTATTAATTCACCCGAATTATCTATAATTTTAATAAAGTTCAAACACCATAATTGAAAATCTGCCTTAATCCTTTCAAGTTTCTGTTCTTTGGTTAGTTTCGGCACTTTCAAACCTCCCATCCATCAAAAATACCCCTGATAGGGTAGGGTATTATATGATTAATCCGTCATCATCTTCTTCATCATATTTTCTGTTTGATTTTTTCTGTTTACTGTTTTGGATAATTTTGTTTATATTCTTATCTGCATATTTAGCGTTATCCTTAATTTCCTTTTGTAGTTTTAACATCTGCTCAATACTTTTGCTGTCACCTTCTTTTGCCTTTGCAATTACTACTTCATAAACATCTAATAAATCATTGGCGCTTCTGCTATGTAAATAAATATCAACTAAAGCCCTATATTCTTCTGTTCTTTCCCATCTCTCAAATACTTTAATATTAGTCCTGTTAACTCTCTTTAAAAATTCTTCTTCGGTTATAGTAGACCTATCAGCAGTAAAATTTATATTAAACTTCCACTTAAAATACTCGGCTTTATAAAACGGAATTTTATCCAATGCCTTTTCAATGGTAATCATCTATCATATTCCTCCAATCATATTTTTAATCATGAAAAATATTCATACTCTCTACGGGATAATAACTTCTTGATTTCTGATTTAGTATAATATTTTCCCAAACAATCTTTAAAATCATCTACTGTATTAATATTATTATAATTAATATGTTTTACTTCTCCTGCACCTTCAACATCTAAGAGTATTTTATACTTGTTAGGTTTACTCACTGGTATATTTAATTCTCTATTAAATTCATAATTATTACGGTTTCGTTCTACCACTTCAATTACTCCTAGTTTTTCTAATTTGTTAATCAATCTAATTAATGATTTCCTTACTAGTCCAGTTGCTTCACTCATTTGTTTATAAGTCATATAAAAAATACCACTTTTAGTGGCAAACCTCTTACTATGTATTAGCATTGAATATAAAAGTAATTTCTGGTTTTTCTTTGGACATTTTATTATAATTTCATTGATTTCATTAAAACTAACTTCTACTTCTTTTTTCTTTGGTATTATTGGAATATCATTCTTATATACTCTTTTTACAATTCCCTTAATATCTTCCAACGCTTCATTTAAAGGTGTTGTATAATACCTTTTATCTTGTTCTTTCATCCAATCTATTAAATATTTTTCTGTTTCCTCTTTATTACAACCATGATATTTGAGGAATTTGGCTATATTAAAACAAGCATTATTTCTAGTACCTTGTCTTTTTAGTCCATTTACATATATATCATTTATTTTATCCAAACTATATTCTTCTGTTGGGTTATAAATTGGTAATTCATTATGTTCGGTAATTACTTCTTCAGTTTCTTGGATTTTTTTCTTTAGATTCTTATGTTCCAATGAATCTTCTTCAATATTTAGAATATTATTAATGACTTCTCTTTTGATTTTTCTTATATTTAGGAAATATTCATAATTTTCTTTTTCAGTTTTTTCTTTTAATCCATCTTCTATATTACAGAAACTACAATACCCACCTATTCTAAAATACTTCTGATTAATCCCTAAAGGTAATTTTACCCCTTGTTTGTTGGTGGGTCTAAATTCAACTTCTCCATTATAACCAAATACTTCTGCTTTATTAATTACTAGATTAAAAAACCTTTGTGCAGTAGTTACGGGAATTAAATCATCAATAAATATTTCTACATGATAACCTTTACCACCCGAATTACTAATATAGTAATTAATAATGCCCATTTTGTTTAATGTGTCGGTAAGTTTATAAGTTATCCATTTAGCCATTTCTTTATCTTTAAAGTCAACATCAAAACATATAAATTTAGAATAGTATTCTCCCGAAAAAACGCCTATTGTATGTTTCTGCTCTAAATGTCTATTAATAATAAAGGGCAGTAGGGGTTTTACCCTACCGCCACTTTTTTTTTTATATATTATTGTTATGTAATTTCCACCTTGTTGCTGAATTAAATATTTATTGGTATTTATGACGTATAAATCATAAATCTTATCAATAATTTTATTCTTCATCACATCAAACTCCTTTTTTATTCTCTATTTGTTTTGTCTGTTCTTTTGTGTAATCTCCATATATCAACTACTTCTTCTATTTCGGGGATTCGGGGAAATTTCAAATATATATCTCCCTTCATTCCTTTTCCAACTTCTTCTGGCAAACAACCTTGTTTCAACATCCAATTTGCCTGTTCTAAATTGTAAATATAGTATTCATTTTTTTTAATTTGTCTCATTTTCTAACCTCCATCAAATAATCAATATTTTTACCTGTTTTGGGGGTCTGTGACCTCAAAAAAAGGCGTTTTATTCTAATTTTAAAATATTACCCTTTAGCACTAGAGCCATAAGGGTTACATAGATTTAATGAAATTAAGAATCTCCTTATAAATCAACCTAGGAACGATTTTAAATTGGTTTTAGTCCTACACTATGAAAGTTAAAATAAGTCCTTTTAAAATTCGTATTTTAATTAAAATAAACACACATTTTTACCTTTTGACAATACAATTTTGTTTTTATAAGTTAAAGCCAAAGAAAATATATTTTCGGTATCTTTAAATTTGTTTTCTTTTAGATTAATACTGCAATATTTATAATTTTGGATTTTGGTAAATTCATCATTAGGTAAAGATAAATGGACATTAAAAAAACCCTCCAATTCTGGAAGGTTAATTTTGGTAATCAGTTTGTTTTTTTTAATTTGTATTGGTTTATCTAGGTTATATCTCTTGATTACTTCTATAAAATCATCTTTGGTATGGTGATCTAAAATTTCAATCAGTTCATCATACTCCAACGTCCGTAAAAACTTATTATGTATAGGTTTAAAATAATTATTATAATGCCCTAAATAACTACTATCAATGGCCAGTAATATCATTTGCCCCTCAATGGTAGGGGGTAAAGGTATATTGTAATAACTCATAATTGTAAGTAAAGTTGACATAGCATATTTTTTACAATAGTTATTCCGGTTTATACCTAGAATACTGTTTATATTGGCACTTTTATTATTAGATAATAGGGTTACATGATTATCCCAACATTTTCCTTTGGTTAAAGCCATATCTATACCAATAGCAGGATTTTGTGTTTTTTTAATCCGGTATAAGTTAGAAAAATCATAAAAATAATTGATTTCATACCCTTTGATTTCTTTTAGAATTGCACAACTTAATAAACTATCTATATCATTAGTAAGGCATAAATCAAATTGTTCATTAGAATTACACCATTTAGGAAATTTATCTTTTATATCTTTTTTCATAATCAGTAGTGAAAGAATTATTTCACTACCTTCCTAATTCCCTATATCACATTAAACCAATAATTACCTTCTAATCTTGCTCTCCTTTTATTCATGGGTAAAAGGAAAGCGTTAAACAAATCCTTTCACATTTTCACCTCCATGAATTTTATCAAAAAATAAATAAAGTGGGGTAAATTAATACCCCACTCTGAATTATTTTACTATTATCCCTCGGTTACAGTTAATACTGCTACTGCTTTATCACTACCAACCTTCAAAGTGGCTTCTGCTACAACCTGACCTTTTACGCTATCACCAGTTTTTGCTAGTGGCTCAAAATGAGGTTCTCTCAAATATACTAAATCAACATACGCATCATTAAATACAACAATTTTATCATCTGGTACATGTTTGGACAGTACAAAATTAAGAGTACCATAGTTTGTATCTATAGAATTTACCACTAAACCAAAATCATTAGTTTTATGGGTATATCCATATCTTTCTTTGTATATATCATCTACTTGTTCTTTTAAATCGGCATTTATAAGTGCATAATATTCGCCTTCTGCAAGGTTTTGATTCCAAAGATTCTTCATTATCGTTTTAACGTCATCTTCTGCAATAGTACCAGTTACAGGCACAGCATTGTCACTATCTGCCCATTCTATTAAACCGCCCATATGACGTATAAATGGAGTTAAACTACCATCATTCTTTTCACCATTTATAAGTTTGTTTTCTATGTTAATTTTGAGTTCAAGAAGTCGGTCATTTACTTCTTCGGCTAACTGGTTAGCACCCATAGCCAATGCAGTACCCGAAACACTAGCACCCTTCTTGAATATTTCAAGTATATTAGAGAGTTCTGCTCTTGCACTCTCATAAAAAGTAGTGGTTTCAGCACCTTCTACTGCTGAAATATCTGCTGTACTATCAAGAGTTTTTTCCCTCCATGAATAAACGGTGGATAATGCCTTTTCTATATTACCTTTAGCCATAAGCATACTAGTAAGGGGTGTTGCTTTTACTCCTATAAGTGCTATCTCTTTTGACAGGGATATTTTTTCACTGTCTGTAAAATTACTACTTGTAAACATTTTCATTCCTCCTATTTAAATATTTTTGATAATTTAGTGCTAATCATTCCTACGGTATCTTTGTTTTTCTCAAATTGACTATACTTATCAGTGTTTTTGTGTTTATCATCTGGTTTGTAACTATTATCAATTTTCTTTTCTTTGAGTATATTATTAAACTGTTTTATTTTCTCATCCAATTCATCAATCTTCTGGACATTAAAAAACTCACCAAATTCGGCAAGTCCGTTTTCCTTTAGTATCAAATTTTTCTCTTTGTTGAATAGTTCTAATTCCTTCTCCTGTAATGCTTTTTCCTCTTTAGTTAATTCCTTTGGTTTGTATTTCTTTAATTCATCAATAGTTGTCTTATATTCCTTTTCTTTTTTCTGAAGTGGTTTTAATTCTTCCTTTATCCATTTTTCTTTTTCCTTCTTAATCATTTCGTCTACTTGTGCTTGTGTAAAATCTGCCAATTAAAAATCTCCTCCTTTATCATCCTTCATGGTTTCCAATGCTTTTTTCATTATAGGCGGTATTCCAATATCCATTTTGTTTATATTTTCTAATATTGATATACCTTCATTGGCTAATAGGAAAAATACTACTGCTGACCTTAATACATTATTGGTGTTAAATACTAAATCAACCTGTACCGCTACGGCTACTAAAACAAATAGCATAACTTTTTTGACTATACCCTTAAATCCTACTTCACTATTTAGGGTTTTAGTAAACCATGCAGATACTACACCTGTAAGATAATCTAGTATCACGAATATTATTAGTGCAGTTATTAATTTGTCAACGCCACCTATATAATAACCAATAAAACCACCTATGGCAGCGAACACTAATTTTACCTTATCCATTATTCCACCGCCTTCCTTATTTATCTAATATGTCTATCATTATTTGTTGGTTTTTGCGGATGTTTTCTATTGCATCCATTACAATTTTGTAATCCTTCTCATACTGTTCAATTTTTCTTTCATCACAAGGCATATTCACACCATCCTTTCCTTTAAATACTTTTTATAAAAAATACCTCTAAACCATTGATAATACTAGGTTTAAAGGTATTATTTATTAGATTCTGCTTTTTGGAAATACGCCCCTTAAACCCTTGATATTGCTACGTTTGAGGCGGATTTTCTAAACTATGACGATTTCATTTTATCTCTATATTTTTGAGACGCATCTTTCCACAATTCACGTTCTCTTTCTTTCCAACAAGAATTACAATATTTTTGGCGGTTATTAGTAGGGGTGTG